TCGTAGAGATTGTCCTCCATCGCCTCTTCGGTGATGATGAAGCCCTTCGCCACCGTCGTGTGCTGGTAGCGAACGGTGTACTCTTCACCCCACTGCTCGTAGGAGACGGACGAGCCTTCCGCCTTGTCGGCGGCGAGGCCCGGAGCACCGAGCTTGACGTCCTCTTCGTAGGCCCGGTCCGAGGACAGGGACTGGAAGATGCGGTCCCAGGTCTTGGGCACCGCGTTGTAGCTGTCGCCGAACAGCGCATTGATGCCGGGGACGAGCTGCTTCGCGATAAGCGCGCGATTGATTGCCATCTGTCAGCCCTCCCCGTCAGATGCCGGTCGTGGTCTTGTAGAAATGCTCGTTGATGAGCACTTCGACCTTGGCGTAGGCGCCGACCGCGTTGTCCGGCTTCGGGACGAAGCGCAGGATGCGGAGGTTGGCGGTCGCCGTGGTGCAGGTGGAGGTGTCGACCTCCATCTTGCTGAGACCGGTCAGGGTGGAGCCCGTGTGCGTCGAAACGAAATCGGCGTTGGTGCCGATGTCCGCCTGCGACGGCGTCGCGCCGTCGCTGTCCATCTGCATCTCGTAGATGACGTCCGGGGCGTCGGAGACGAGCGCCTTGGCATCTTCCGAGTTGAAGGTGACGGTCGACGCCGGCCAGTACCTCGAGAACACCACTTCGCCGCTGGAATTGCGGTAGTTGACGCCCTGGAAGGACCCGAGATTGGTCGTGTCGCCGGCCGCGGCGAGTTCGATCTTGCCGGTGGCCGTCATCTTCACGAAGTCGCCGGTGTAGATCGTGGTGTTGTAGGCAGAGGCGATCAGGTACTCGTTGAGAGCACCGTTCCACGGGGAGCCGTCGAGGTGCTTGATCGGCACCGCTCCCTTGGGTGCGTCGGTGTTCGCCATTGTGGCGCTCCATCGCTATCGGGTGGAGCGCGTCGAGACAGGAACGGGGCGAGCAGCGTTACTCCCCGAAGGATGCTTCCCTCGGGCGTCGGACGCGCTGGAGAGTGGTTGAGGATTCGGACGCATCCGTCAGCGGCATGGCCCGCATCTGCGGGATTTCCGACGCCTGGTGGGCGCCGACGTTCTGCCGGTGCGCGAGTTCCCCGTAATGCCTGCCGCGCTGGGCCGCGTAGCGCTCCGAGCACATCATGAGGATGAGGTCATCCTTGTGCATGATGGTTTCGTCAGGCTGCACTGCGGCGGCTGCGATCAGGTTCTTGTACGGCGGGAACTCGGGATAGTCCGAATAGCGCACTGCCCGGTAGCCCTGGGCCACCCGCGAGCGATAGGCGCCTTCGTCGGTCGGCGTCTTCCGGACCCAGCGCAAGTGCTCGCCCGCGCGGGCCGGAGGGGTGAACGCCGTGAGATTGTTGGGATCGCGGAACAGAACCTCGTCGAGTTCCATCGCTTCGCGGTCGGACATCGTGCGATCCGTCAGGGACCGCTCGTCACGCTGCTTCATCATGCTCTCCTTCACCGCCCGTTGCTCGACGACGCGACTTTTTCGCGCGCGAAGGACTTCGGGTTGATGTTGTTCCGTTCGCAGAAGGCCATCTCGTCGGGAGTGAGCGTGACCTGCCTGTTCTGTCGGGCAACAGCCGGTGAGGAACGGGTGACGCCGGCCACAGCGGAGCCGGCGCTTCGCGTCGCCCCACCCGGACGAACCGGGTTGACGGGGCGGAAATCGGTGTGGATCGCCGTGAGAGCCGTGTTCAGCTTGTCGTAGTATTCGGGCTCGTCGGGCTGGTAGCCCTGCTGTTCGAGGCGCTGGGCGATGTTGCGGGCGTCGGCCAAGCGCGACGGGTCGGCGTTGAGCCATCCGGTCTGCGCGTTGGCCCACTTCTCGGCCGCCTCGTGCAGCCGGGCCGGTGCCGGGCGCTGCATCATCTGCGGGGGCTGCTGCGGGATCATCTGCGGCGGCATCTGGGGCCGCTGCTGGTGGATCATCGCCCGGCGCTGCTGGATCTGATGCAGTTCGGGGCCGAGTTGCATCATGCGGCTGTCGATGTCCGCGATGATGTCCGACCGGCCCTCGTCCATGGCCTGCTTCTTGGCCCCGGCCATCTGCTGCCGGATGGATTCGAGGTAGTGATAGCGGTTCTCGACCGCCTGCGCCTCGGCCTGCGCCCGGGCCTGCGCCAGCATGTTGCGCTCGGCCGCAAGCTGCTGGAGCTGCTGCCCCATGACCTGCGCGGCGGCGATGGCCTGGTCGCGTTCCTGGCGATACCGGGCGCGGACGCGGGCGGAGCGGCTCTTCGGGCCGGCCTGATCCTCGGCGCCCTGCGCGGCCTCCTGCGGCTCGTCGTCCTGCGGGCCGTCATCGGCGCCGGGAACGCCGTCCGCGCCCTCCACAGGCGTTTTCTGGCCGGCTGGCGGGTCGTCGGAGACGATGATCTCGAATTCACCGTCCGCGTCGGAGTCACTGCCGGGCGGAACGACGGAATCGTTCCCCGCCGGAAGGTCATCCTTCCGTTCGAAGTCGCTCAATGCTGGTGCCTTTGGAGTTGGCCGGATGGTGCGGTCCGGCTAGGCCGCTAGGAAGTGGCGAGTTCGACCTCGAATTCGCCGTAAACGTCGTCGCGCACGGGCGGCCCGACCGGCTCGGACCATGTGATCATGGTCTGGGCGCGCAGGACGAGCCCTTCGGCCCCACCTTCGAAGCAGAGAGCGGGGAGCGCGACATTGCAATCCCGAGCCAGCGGGATGTCGGCCAGCTTCTGCCGGACATTCTCCCATAGGCGCGTCACGGCCTCCCCCGTCGCCACGGTGAACGTCCGCCCGTTGATCGGCGTCGAATGACCGAAGCAGACCCTCGTCTTGGGGCGCCAGTGTGCACGCTCACCATGCGGCACACTCGGCGGCAACGGCAGGCCGTCGGCCCGCTCCAGCCATTCCTTGAGGTCGGCGGGGGCGTCCATCAGTACGACACCGGCTCCGTCTCGCCCCAGTTGCCGAGGATGCGATCGTCGTGGACGAAGGCGTATTCCTCGCGCTCGGGGCCGATGTGGATGCGGCGTTCCTGGTAGCGATTCCACTCCACCCAGTCGCCGGCCTTGCAGTACGGGCCGTTGGGGAAGCGGGGCGAGCCGTCGGCGTGGTTGCCGGTGTAGGCGTCGGCGCCCATGGCCACGACCTGACCGCGGGCGGATTTCATCTCCATCCCGTCGCGGGAGTCGTCGGGCAGGAGGATGCCGCCGCGGGTCTTGGCGTGAGCCTTCTGCATCCGGACGAGAATCTGATAGCCGCAGGGGCGGATGGGGGCGGCGGTCATTCGTCTTCGGGGCCTTCCGTGACCGCCTTGAGGGCTTCCTTCGCTGCATCCAGGGCGGTGCTGTAGGCGCGAAGTTCTCCGACCAGTTCCCGGTAGCGGGCGAAGTCGTCCACGCCGCGCGTGATCAGCCGGTGGGTCGCGTTGATGTGATCGGACAGCTTGGCCTTGAGCAGATCGATGACGTGGTCGGCTGGCGTCACGGCGGGTCGCTCTTCTCGCCGTCGGGGTCGGCTACAACCACGAAAAACACGTCATCGTCGACGTGCGCGACCGGCTTCGGCCAGACTGTCTCTTCGACCCGGACCAGCGTATCGCCATCCCACCGCACGCCCATATTCACCCATGGCCACGCGCCGTACTCGCCAAGCTGCTGTGTCACGGCCGCTGCTCCTGTCGGGTCTGCTGCATCATCCGGGCGGCCTGATCGGCGCCCAGCTTCTGCGACTGCATCGCCGATTGCTGGTGCCGGGAGGCGACGCCCTCGCGCAACTGGGCCTCAAGCGCGACCTGCGCCTGATCCTCCTGCGCGGTCAGCTTCTCGTATTCGAGGGCGATGTCGTCCGCGTGCTCGGCCTGCTGGACGAGGAGTTTCTTGTCCTCGGTGCGCGCCTGGACCGCGATCTTCTCGCGCTCCCGCTCGTCCTTCAGCTTCACATCCTCGGCGTTGGTCTGCGCCTGGATCATCGCCGGGTCGTTCATGCCCGGAGGCAGCGGGACCATCGACTTCAGCTTCGCCACGACGCCCTGCATGGCCTGCGCCGTCATCTGGGCGAAGGCGTTCTCCATGTCCGGCGGCATCGGCTGGCCGGGCATCGGAAGCTGCGGCGGGAGGCCGCGCTGCTGCATCATCGGCCCGACCTGCGGGTTCTGGGCCATGGCGCTGAATTCCTGCGCCTTGGCCGCCCAGATGCCCCACAACTCGTGCTCGACCGCATGGCGGAAGATGATCTGACCGGCCGGCGACTGCGCGAAGCCCGGGACCTGGAGCATCAGAAGGTGCGCCATGCAGTGCGCGGCGTGGTCCTGGTCGGGCCGGACCTTGAGCGGGGTGCCCGCGGCTGCCGCCATGTTCTCGGAGTTCGGGTCGCCCGTGTAGGGCTGGGGTCCGTCGGGCTGCATGATGGCGTCGGCGTCGTCGATGCCCGCCCGGCGCAGACTGCGCTTGAACACTTCCTTGACGTTGAACAGCCCCGGCGGCGCCTGGGACGCCAACTGCATCTCGAACTGCGCCTTGGCGATGCGCTGGGTGGCGGTGAACGACTTCGGGTCGGAAACCGGGACCACGTCCACCCGACCGTCGAAGTCCTGCGCCATCACGCGCTGATCGCCGCCCTTGACCGAGAACGGATAGCCCTCCTGCGGCGCGTGCTCGGCCACCTGCTCGACCAGCAGGCGGAACTCTTTCCGCTGCGCCTGGTGCATCCGCTTGTGGATGCTGGACTGGATTTGCGCGTGGTTCTCGATCAGCGCCAGGACCGTGCCCACGGGCTGTTGGGTCGAGCCGTCCCCGATCTCGGCATCCGCGATCGAGGTCAACCGCTGCCCCGCCTCGATGATGCCCGTCATCAGGTTCATCAGCGTGGCCGAGGGCTCCTTGTACGGGAGCGGCGCGAACATGTTGGAGACGGGCTTCGTCGGGTCGATGACGTCGATCTCGCGCCACTCGCCGGGGCCGATGGGCGCGTTGTTCTGCTCGGTCTTGTTGCCCTTGGCCTTGAGGCCGCCCGGCAGGTTCGCGAACTGCCCCGCATCGACCAACTGCCGCAGCAGCGAGGTGCTTGCCCGCGCCAGCCCGCCCGCGATGTGCAGCAGGCCGAAGCCGTAGCAGCCCAGCCCCGGCAGGTAGCGATAGTGGACGAAGTACGCCCGGCGTTTGAACAGCGGATCGCCCTCGCGCCAGTTCCGGCGGATCGACAGGACAACCTGCGATTCCTCGTCCACGGACACGATGTACGGCAGCAGCAGCCCGTCCGGCCGCTCGACCGGGTCCTCCTCGATGTCGAGTTCGGTGTGGACCTCGAACACCTTGCGCCGCGCCGACGGATCGGACGGTGTCGGGGCCACGCCCTCGATGTCCTGCGCCTTGTCCGCCAGCGGGCCGGCGTCGGCCTCCTGGGTCACGGGCGTCAGTTCGACATCGCGGTAGAAGCCGGCGATCTGGAGCTTCTTGATCTCGTTCGGCGTGTAGAGCAGTTCGTCCGTGACACGAGGGGCCGTGTCGAGGTCGGACGCGCCGTAGCTGATGATGATGTTGTCCGGGTGCTTGTAGCGCGACATCACGGACTGAGTGGACGGATCGAACCACACCTTGCGGAACACCGACCCCAGGATCGGCAGCCACAACAGCATCTGGTCGAAGTCGGGGTAGTATCCCTCGTCCTGTTCGGTCAGCAGGTAGTTGAGATAGTCCCGCACCCGCTCGGACTGATCGCGGACCTGATCGTTCTCCTGCCCGATGATGACGGTATCGACCGGCCCGCCCTCGGGAAACATCTCGGCGATGGCGCGGGCCTGGAACTTGATCGCGGCTTCCGTGATCAGCGGATAGGTGACGCCACAGGCGCCGGGAAACGGCTCGGAACGAGGCGTGTTGATGAACCCCAGCAGGTCCATGCCCGTCTTGATGCCCTGCTTCCACTCCTCGCGGCTGTCGTCGTCCGCCTTGACGTTGTCGATGACTTCGCCGCCGATCTTGCGCAGCACGTCGTCCGACAGCAGTTCGGCGAGGTTGGCGTTCCACTCCGCGGTTTCGATGCCCGGCTCGTCCTCGGGCATCTCGCCGTCGAGGTCGATGATCGCTCCGCCATCCTCGGTCGGGATGAGGCTCGGGCTCGGCCCCTCAACAGGCTCGTCCGGTTCCTCGACGAGGTACTGAGTGGCCATCTAGCCTCTACGCGTAGTAGCTGAAATCCCGCTTGCGCGGCTCTTTGGGCTTGGGCTCGTCGAACGGGTCGGTGTCGAGCGAGAGACGGCCGGACTGCCGGAAGCGGATCAGGGACTGCACCGTGCAATCGACGAGGTCGTCATGCGCTCCCGTGGGGAACGCGGCGCACTGGTCGATGACCATGTCGGCGAAGGCCGCGCGCACTGTCTGCCCGGCCTTGTCCTTGGTGAACTTCGGTGCCCAGACGCAATCGCTCTCGAAGATCGACTGCACGCTGTAGGCCCGGGATTGCTTGTCCCGATCCGGGGTGTACGCGACCACCGGGATGCCCTGCCGGCGCA